GTTATATATGTGCCACACAAACTTCATGGCTTTACCATACTGGTAAAACCACAAGCCGGTTGCGACTTTTTCTAGCATAGAACACCCCTGCACAACGCGGGGGCGCTGGCCAATAAAAACGCCAGCAATGATTCCGATAAGCTTTTCTCTTTTTGTGAAGGCTTTGTAGTACAAATCCTTGAAGTTCCAGTCCCCTTCCAGAATCCTCTTCCTCCAATCGTTGATTTTCACCCTCTTCTGCGGTGGAAATCGTGATAACCAATCATGGTATGACGGCTCTTCCCAAGTGTCACATTGACAAAAGACAAGTGGATTGTAAGTCCGAATTGGCTCAGGGCCCGTTGGACCATGCACCAATGGCAATAGCCCATCAACAAGATACGCGTGATACTCCCAAGCCCCACATTTGGGCTCTGGAACTTCACACAAAACACGTGTCTTGAAGGCAACCTCATAGTTCCACTGGGAACTCGAGTGCACAAAGGGCACTGCATTGGAAAATACAATTCCAACTGGCCTAACTGAGTCAGTATGTGACTTGTCTAACATTTCAATGACTTTGAACTTGGTTTTAGCTCTCATCGGGTAATCATCCGGATTGATCACAGTGTTAAAGGACTTTAACGCCTCATTACGACACGGTGTCTCAACCAGAATAGACTCTCTCTCCAAATATGAGCGCTTCCAAATATCCCATATCTCATACTTTTGCGAACGCTTCTTCCTTTTAAACAAGTGCAGAAGCAACCAAAAAATGAGCAGAAATGACACAAACATAGCAAATGGCACCGAAAAATCTAATTCAATAGGTGATGCGCCATTGCTAATTGAGTATCCAACATGGAATAAAGAGCACACAGCATATTTACCAAGGTATGCAAAAAGGCTGACGCCAACAACAGCAAACAACATTGTGACGAAATAATTCGAAACGTGATGCAATTGTGGAACCGCCACAGTGGGAATTAAATCCCAAAATATACCAATGGCATCCCTAAGAGGTGTAAACCTAATAAGGAGGGTGATACCGACAATGCTAATAATGAGTAAAGCAAGCATATTCAACCGGACGGCCCAATAAGGGTAATTACCTTTAATTAGCGCATTATGTCGAGCGACCTCACCAGCAAACCTGGGATGTAACGCATGAGACATACGTTCGGTTGATGCCAGCTTTTTCATAAGCACGTACGTAACAACATACGGCAAGCTGTCAACAATAGACTGGTTACTAATTGAACTGTTCATTTCCTTATACAAAGTAGGAGTGGCTAAAGCTTGCGCTCGAGTCAAACAGGCAAGCCAAGTAGCTGGGCTTATCTCTTTGTTGAACATGTAACGTTCAAGATTGGTGGCCATTTTTACTGGGAATGCATTGCCACTTTCAACGTGCTGGATGGCACGAAGGCCACGCGAGAACGTTGTGTTAACAATACCGCTTGGTAAAAAATGGGCAACCTCAGGGTCAATTTCCTCAACCTTAAAAAGCTCGTCATGGACCTCATACTGAGTCCGGGTAAGACGAGTTCCAACAAAAGGTAAAAGCTCAAGCTGGCACATTCGAACAACACCAGTCGTCTCAGACTGGATTTTGGTGACAACAAGAATAAAAAATTCTGTGCCAATTTTAACCTTATGTTCGGGTTGATCAAGCCAATCAACTGCCGGATGTTCGTAATTCCAATCATTGCCATGGACTTTCATGGTAATCAAGCCATTATTCCGTACCCAACGTGCTTCCACACCAGTATCATCCTCAAAAAAGACACCTTTGTCACCAACAAATTGATGGTAGATAGCAAAGCCTATCTTATTCTGAGTCCTATTTAAAATAACCGCCACATCAAAGGGATTATTGTAATAGATACTGTGGGTGAACAAAGCAGCACCAGGTTCAACGCAATCACACACCATTGCATTATGCGTGCAATAGGTGTAGCATCTGTCACCTGGCAACTTCTTTGATACGGATGTAGTAAACTTATACTTGGTTTTACGTCGTCTTAGCTCCCTTGCAATGTTATTCAACCTTGAAAGAGCACGGACGGATGTTGAGCATTCACAACCGTGAATCCTTGAGTCAGAAATATTCCTCAGGCTGAGCCCAACATCCAACAATGGATGTCGCCGACTAAAGAGGTGGGAGTAACTCTGAACTATTTCCCTCTCAGCAATGTATCTTGACATCGCTAAGCAGGGGTGCGAGTGTCGAACACCGTTCGACAAAAATACTAGATCATAACCTGGGTACATTGTCACAAGAACTTTTCTTTGTGATTCACTAACAGGGAATGTAACCTTGTAAGTGCGGCGTTTCGTGCCAGGTTTAGCAAATGGAAGGATACCAGATGCAGGTTTGTGATCTCGCAAAACCTTATCAGATGGCCGTTCATCTCTTCTGTTACGTACAGGACCACGCCGGAATTTACCGGGAAATGAAGCGCCCGTATGATGGGGCACTGCCGCAGAGCTGCGGACTTGAGAAACCTCAATGTCAATTAATTTAGAATTTGTATTGTTCATTTGAG